CGAAATTGGTGTGGTTGAAATTGGCGGAATCACGATCGAGTCGTCAGGCACAACTGGTAGATCATCATGATCATCAGGAGCCACCGAATCAATCTTATAAGCGCGGCTAAACATGGGACAATCAAGCGTGCATGGAAGACTTACAACCCGTTGAAGTTTAGATTGCCACTGTTTATAGTGTTCGCGGGTCAAGCCATAAACATGTTCGAGCATGCACCAGGTATCATTGCTTGGATAGTACTTAGCGCCATCTCGGATATGAAACTGATATTTTGCATGGTCAATCATGGATTTTGTGAGCTTCTTGGGAGGTCGAATGTGGCGGGTCAATTGGTCAACACGGTCCCAATAAACATCAAGGAAGGGAATGCAATGAGACGACTGTTTCCGTGAGAGTGCGTCCCCGCGGACCAATTGCATGATATCCATATTGGGAGGCGGCGAGGCGTAATATCCGGCCTTGGTCAGCACGCGTCCTATTGGAGGACCCATAATGACGGTCGGCTGTCCGTTCGCGTCGTCAACTGGATAGAACCTTGAGCTACAAAATGTTGACTCGTACTCTCTGGCAATGCCCCGACGCACGATGGGGGCGAGGTCAACGCCGATCTTTCTTAGACACAAAGTGTATTCGACTGGGTCAAGCACGGAGCTAACATTGAAAATGGAGTCATCACCCATCAACAACCCACGCACACGAAGATGACGCCACACCCATGATGCACTTGGAACGGTCATGTCATCGTTGCGGAATTGAACGGCCATAGCAAATGTTGACATAAGTCCTTGCAACAATGTGTTGCCACATGACGTATTAGGATCGCCTGAGTGCCGAGTGCCTAGGACAGAATATGATATTCCATATTTGTCGATCGCGTCAGTTTGTATCGATCGCTCTAGGGCCTGCAAAACATGTTCTGGAGCACCCATCATATAGTAAAAATCATTTTCCAACCGGCCAAGCCCAGCATGAATCGAGGCGTCGTATCTGTTGAAATCGCCTTCCAACGTTATGTCTGACTGACTGTCGATTGAGTTAATGAAATAGC